AGACAAAAGGAAATACCAACTTCAATAACCATTGAGGTTGTTGAAGGAGAAAAAAAATTAAGAAAAATGAAGAAAAAGCTTGACAAATGATGAAAAATGTGGTATAAGGGAAGAGGATAAAGCTAGTTTAGACAGAATAGATTCCTCAAAGAGCTACACAATAGGTAATATACAATGGGTAACTTCTGTAATAAATAAAACAAAAATGAATCTACCAAATGATTATTTTATAAATTTATGTAAAAAGGTGGCTAAACATGCAACTACAAAAACTAACCAATGAAGAATTAGACTACTTAGAAAAACTATTAAAAACAATAGGAGATGAAAAAACAAACAGAATTCCAGATATTGAGAAATATGGATACTCAACAAAGTGGGCTTACAACACTGTGAGACTTCTAAATGAAGTTGAGCAAATCCTGACAGAGGGTGATCTTGATTTGGAACGGAACAGAGAGCAGCTTAAATCGATCAGGAGAGGCGAATGGACAGAGGAGAGTATCTACACATACTTTGATGTGAAAGAACGCTCTCTGGAGGAACTGTATAGCCTTAGCACACTAAGACATAGCCCAGACGAAGAGGCTATAAAGGATATTCTGCTGAAATGTCTTGAAGAATACTATGGATCTCTTGATAAAATGATCCATATGACAGACAACTCTGAAAATATCTTAAAGGATTTAGAGAAATTGCTTGACAAATACAAATAAATGTGGTATAGTGCCTAAATTAGTAGAGTACCAAAATTGGTTAATGGAATGGATTGCTAATCCATCAGGTGTAAAAGCCTTGCAGGTTCGAGTCCTGTCTCTACTGCCAACCAAAAGGAGGATATATAAAATGAAACTAAAAGAATTAGCAGAGAAAGTAAACAAACTACCTGATAAAATTACATATAGACCAACAAGAATGCTAAATTTATTTTATGGAACTAATATTTTTGACTCTAAAAACTTACCGGAAACAGATTTTAAAAGAGTAATAAAACAATTAGAGGTAGAAAATTATGAACTACAGGTTATGGTAAGTCATTTATCTAGTGCTTACAACACTATAAGAGATATTTTATTAGAAGCAGAAATAGAATAAGAGAGATTGATGGAACTGGTTTATAAAAAGAAAGGAATTTAGATATGAGAAAAGTATATAAGTATGAAGTAGAACAAACTACATGGTTGCCAGAAAATCATAAGATACTACATGTTGCTTTTATGAAACCTGCTGATGGTCTTGTTGAATCTATTCACATATGGTGTGAGGTTGATACATATATAGTAACCTGTACAAAACATTGTAAATTCCACATTATATGTACAGGAGATCCTGTACCAGAAAATAGTGAGTATATAGGAACGGCTATTAATGATGAAAAAACATATGTATTACATTTATATAAGGAGAAAGGAATTTAAATATGAAAAAAGTATTACGATGCAAAATTACCGGAAATTTATGTGGAACTGACACATGGATAAAAAATCATCCATGCGAATGCATAAATTGCCAAAAATATTTGGGTCAAATTAAAGACAAGAAGGAATCATGAAAAAATATATGTATTACATTTATACAAAAAAATAACATAGGAGACAATAAATTGAAAAAAAGCCAAACACACCAAGAAAGACATATTTTCTTACATAAATGTTTTGATGAATTGTTGGCGGATTTTATTGGTCATACTAACAAACTGCCATCAGAAACAACATTAATTGATTTTATGAACTGGTCACACTCTCAAACTGTAAAACCAACAGAAAAATAAATAACAACTATTATAGGAGAAACATAATGCAAAATTGTAAATACCTAGATTGTACACAAAAAGTAGAGTTAACATCTGACAGAACAGTGCCGTCAATACCACAATATACAAAAGCAACAGACAAGGATGGTAATGTTGTAAACAAAAAATATATTGGTAACTTTTTTCCATCAGTAATTAAGACAGGATTTTGTAGATTTCACAATCTTCTTAATGATGGTAAGATAGATAAAATGAAATAAGGAGTTGAGATTATGAAAAATTCAGTACTAAATAGAGTACCAAAAGATACATTCATACCTGTAAGACAGTCCTATATAGAAATATGTGGTGATTTGAGTGCAGGAATATTGTTAGGGATATTTGAATATTGGACAAATATTAAATTAAATAATAAAAATCAGATTGATATTGAAAATAGGATAAGGGAAAAAGAAGGGTTAGAGAAACTACAATATGATATATGGATATATAAAACATATGATAATCTTGTAGAAGACAGTCTTGGTCTTCTTACAAAACATAAAGTGAATAATGGATTATTTTTATTAATAGAGCTTGGATTCTTAGAGAAACGAAATAATCCAAAATATTCATGGGACAGAACTTTGCAATATAAATTAAATACTGAAATTATCAACTCACATTTAGGATCTCTCCATCGACCCTATATGGTGGATGGAAAAACCCTATATGATCGAACAATACCAAAGACTACTAGCAAAGAGTCTTTAGTTAAAGATAAATCTTTAACTAACCAAAATCCAATAGTTGGTGAAAAAGCTTCTGAAGAACATAACAATATATTAAACACATGGAATTCTTTTGTTGAAGATCATCAGGATAAGTTTAAAGGTATCATATCCAGACATAAAAGTATATTATCTAAATTAAAAGAAACTAATTCACGTAGTGCTAATGCTGTTTCTATTTCAGAAGCCGTTGAAACTTGTATAGATAAACTAGAAATATCTTATACTGATATTACTCATTCTATTGATAATTATTTTAAGATACTGACTTCAGATGATTATTATTATTCATTTGGATTTCCAACAATAGTTATGTTTTTGTTATCAGAAAAAGGTGTTGAGCAATTTATGGCAGATAGTGTGTTTCAGAAATATAAGTCAGAGTCTGGCTATAAAAATAGAGATGTTTATGTGTTAAATAGAGAGAAATATGAACCAGTTATATATAAATATAACAATAAAAACATATTAGATACAGCTTCTCAGACCTATATGGGAGTTGGGGTGATAATATGTAAGACAAGGGACATTGCAAAGGTGTTAGAAGATGTTGAACCATTTGATTTGGCAGCTCAGTTTGAGTATTGGAATCTTGATCTGTTAGAGGGATGCATAGCTGCAGGATTTTATCAGAAATGTGACACTGAGTTATTAGATAAGATGCTGAAACTACACAATAAACATAAGGGGGTTATTTAAAAATGGATAAATTTGAAAAATGGGATGTAAAGAAACATTGTAAATCAGATTGTTGTTTTCTTGATTTTGATTGGTGTAAGTATAAGAATAAGAAATGTTCTTATGATATTTGTCCTTTTAGAGTAAAAAGTTCACACAGATATGTAGACACATATGGAAGAACTATAGAGAAAATTTCATAATAGGGGGTAACATGAAAAAGAATTATAAGTATAGTATTGGGGATTGGGTTATAGTAAAAGAGGTGGTGGAATTTGGGTATTATGTTGATAAAAATAAACGAACAATGAAAAAGGAAAGAGGGGAATTTATCGGTCAGGTTTGTGGAATGAAACATAAAAAGATAGGAAGACTTAGTTATAGTCATTCAGAATTTCCACCATATTTTGATGTTGAAGGAACAATAGAGGTATACTTAGTAAGAAGAGGTATGCTTAATAGACCAGTTATGGTTTTAGAAGAGAATATAGATTGGTTATCATTAGAGGAAGGAGGAGTAGGGCCACTTCCCAAGAAAGATACAGGATGGACAAAACATACAAAAGAAATGGCTTCTAAATTTATGAAGGATAATGCAAAAGATTTTCCAAGGGATGAGAAAGGAAGATTTGTATAACATATTGTTTTAATTTAGTAAGGAGAAATAATATATGAGAACAGTGGTAAAAATTCCTAGTGGAGAATGTGTGCATAAAACTTTTGATGAGGCAACAGTTGCTGGATCAAAACAAATGACAAGGTATATGTCAGGCAGATTAAATCAAATATTTTATACTGTTACAGCAACTAAGAATGGGGATGTCATAAAGCCGGGTAAGTTTATATATGACACACTAATTGGTATGTATATGAAATCTAAGATGGAGAAAAAATTATAAAAACTAATACAGGAGTTATTAGGAGAAAGGAGATTTAAAAATGTGGAAATGTCCAAAATGTCATGAATATAGATTTGATGATGTAACAAAGTGCCGTTGCTCAAAATTTACTATTTTTGATGAAGAGGAAGAATACAGCAACATATTCGCTTTAAGTTTTAAGGATGCCGCTTTAAAATATGCCGAAAAATCTAATACTGGGGGTGATTATTATTTAATGGACAGTGTGGTTGAAATAGAAATTTTAGGAGCAGACGGCAAAAAAGAAAAGTTTGCAATCAGCGCAGAACAAAGTATTGATTATTCTGCAATTAAAATAAACTAATTCCTGCAGGTATGAGTCTGTGGGTAAAGATTTGTAAAGGAGGTAAAAATGGCACATCCAATAAATGACAAAATAAATAAATTAGAAGGACATCAAGCTGTTCTATGTAACGAAACTTGTGAGTATTGGAAATTTCCGCATCTTGAAACTGCATGTGTATTGAGTGATGTATTTTCAGTAAAAAAGGGGGAGCTTTGTTTTGAATATAAACAAAAACCCCCACAAAGCAACATGGATTTATAAGGCTGTGCCAAGTCTATGTTAGTTTAACTGATGGAGGAGAAATTACTATAATAAAGGAGAAAAATGAGTGAAGTTATAAGTTACTTAGAATCAAAAGGAATTGAGTATACCAGACCTGAGACAAGCGAGGCTATGATTGTCTGTCCTGTTTGTGGTAAGCAGAAGCTGTCCATAAATACAGACTCTGGTATGGCTCAATGTTGGGTATGCAAAGCAGAGCATCCCAATTCGTGGACTGTGAAGTGCCACATAAATAGAATAAAAGAGGAATTTGGTGATATCCTGACAGTTGCAAAACCAGGGGATATGGTATTAGCTGGCAAAAAGAAGGAAGAAAAAACAGATAAAGATTTTACAGACTTAGCTAATGAACATCACAAACGCTTACTTGAAACACCTAAGGCACAAAAATATTTATTCAAGAGAGGTATAAGTGAGGATTCTATAGATAAATTTAAGTTAGGCTATGCTGAGATAAAAGGGCAGGGGTGGATAAGTATACCTGCTATTGAAGATAAAATAATTAAATTAATAAAATACAGGCAACTACCACCCGTAAATAAGAACTTGGCAAAGTGTGAAAGAGCACCAGGTGGAAAATCAGTGTTATTTAATGGAGATGCTTTAGATGAGTATGATGAGGTTTTTGTACTCGAAGGTGAAATTGATACTATCACACTCATTCAAAGTGGATATCCAAATACAGTTGGTATAACTGTAGGAGCAGGTACATTAGAAACAGAGTGGTATGATAAACTTATATTAATGGATAAAATATATATTGTATTTGATGCTGATTCTGTTGGTCAATCTGCTGCAAAAAATGTATATGCTGATAGAATAGGTATAGATAAGTGTTGGAATGTAGTTCTGCCGGAGGGTGAGGATGTTAACTCGTTTTTTATGAACAATACAAAGGAGGATTTTGATAAGTATGTTGAGAAAGCTGAGAGATTTAGAATTGAAGGGGTAATGAATATTAAACAGGCAATTAGAGAAATGTACAGAATGGGAACACAGGATGAGCAACTAGCATTTGAAACTCCCTGGCCTTTGGTTAATAATCTACTTGGTGGTGGTCTTAAAAAGAAACATCTACTTATATTAGGAGGACAGGGTGGGGCTGGAAAAACAACACTTGCATTGCAGATTGCATACCATTTTGCAGTTGCATATAAAATCCCATCTTTTACATTCTGTCTTGAGATGACAGAGGTTGACTTGTTAACTAAGATAATCCAGTTGAAGTTTGATTTATTGTATGAAGATGTAAGCTTTTCTGATGCACATATTTTTGGTAGTGAGATATCAGATCTCCCTTTATTCTTTGGGTACAAATCAAACATAAAATTTGAAATGTATTATAATACCGTAAAACAATTGAGAGATAGGTATGGTTGTCAGTTGTTTATATTTGACAACTTACATAGATGGATAGCAAGTGATGTAGAATCAGAATATGCTAAAGCTGTACAGAGTTTTAAGAACTTGGCAATGGATCTTAATGTAATGATGCTGCTTGTGATGCAACCAAGAAAATTAAATGAAGGAACAACTGCTGATATAAATACGTTTACTCCAACATATGATGACCTTAAGGGATCTTCAGCCTTCTCTCAGGAAGCTGATGAGGTATTACTTATACATAGGCATAGAATGAGTGGGGAAAATACTATTGGAAGTTTTATGAAGAAGACACACATCATAAATGACAAGGCTCGATTTGCTGTAGGGGGAAGATGCCTGTTGCATTTTGAGACAGGTAAGTCGAGGTTTTACAACATTACAGATACAGAAGTAAAGAGTTTGTATGAACAGGAAATAGAGAAACTAAAAGCAAAAGGAATTATAACATAAAATAAGGGATATAAAATGAAAAGAAGAGCAGGACTACCTAAAGATTTAGAGGATGAGACATATACCGCATTGAGGAAGATATATATCAAGTATGTAGCTCTTAAAAAATCTCATATGACAAAATATCATATTTTGGGAATTATGTATGATTCATTTAGCAAAATAACATACAGTAGAAAAGAAATAAGGGAGAGATTTACAGATGCATAAACTAAAACAATACATACCACTGTTATTATTAGGATGTTCCAACAATGACTATCCACTGTACTGCAAATATATTTATTCAGATGGTAACAATGTGATGACCTGTAACAATAGTGTTATTGTAAAGATAGAGTTAGAGCTACCATTTAAGGGGTTTATAAATTTATTTGTAATTGATGATGTATTTAAAAATATCAGTGAAGACTTTAAATATGAAATCACAGAGGACAGGCTCATAATAACAGACGGTAGATTTAGAACAGAATTGGTAATAGAGGATTTTGAAATACCTGATTTCTCAAAACTGTTTTCTCAAATTGGTCAATCTAGTTTCTTAAATGTCACAGATGAACTTATTGATACATTTAAGGCTGCTATAAAATTTACGGATGCAAGCAAGGGAGATAGGGGATACATTGTTATCAGTAAAGAATCCATATCTGCAACAGATGATCATAGGGCATTTTACAATAAAGATTCCTTTGTTACAGAAGAGTGTATTGGTATAAACAACAAGATATTAGGGATACTGGATAACACTTGTGAGATTGTATCTGTAGGATACAATACTGTCATAAGGAGCAACAACATGTTATTTGTATTCTCTATTGACAAACTTGATTTCTACCCTGTTGATAGGCTAAAGGAAATCATTGATAAATACAATAGCGTACATCCATTGTGTAAGTTCAGTGACTTAAAGAACGCTGTTAACAAACTAAATTCGCTATCGTTTGGTGAGAGCACATTTTTTGTCAACATAAAAGACAAAGGAGAGCATATAGAAGTTTCATATGAATCAGTTGTGAATGGGAGTGCTTCGGTTACAATACCTAGTATTGTGAACGACAAACTCGAAAACAAAGATTCAGTTTTTGTAAATGGTAAGTTTATCAAGAGTATTAATGATTTAGATTACACTGTATATCTAAATCCTATTTTTAATGGTATAATATTTGAGAATGACAAATACACAAACATACTAATGGGGGTATTATTATTAATACAGAAATAGAAAGATATGAAGGTGATGTAGAAAATTTTATTGGCAATGTTACGTCTTTAAAAGATGGAATGTGGTGTGTGAGAACCATAAGAAATGGCAAACACTGCTCATTGGTGTCAGAGAATATTGATGACTATCCTGAAGCTCTCAGAGAAGCACAACTGATGCCCATCAAAAATGCTATAGCTAATGAGTTACATGAACATATCAGTAGAGAAGATATCAGTATGGAGGAACTTACGGCTAAAAAGCTAACTGATATTGTGTTTAAGGCTATACGAAAAAAGCTGATATATGTTGATACTCAGAAGGAGGTTTGAAATGACTAAAAAACAAATTAGAATTTTATCTATGGCTGTTAGAGCAATATATTTTGGTAATAAGAGTGGTTATTTATCAGCATTATGGGGTATTGTGGATGTACTTGGTGGAAAAGAAGCTACAGATTTATTAGAAGAAGATAGTACTGCAGCATATAATAAATATTGTCAAAATGAAATAATATATAAAGTGGTATCTGAAAAGAAGGTATTATAAATGGAAATTAAATGTACAAGATGCAGATGGTATGACAATGAGGAGGGGGTAAACTGTACTGGCATATTTGGAAACCAAAATGCTGATATAATTTTTGTGGGTGAGGCTTTTGGAAGCACTGAGGCAAAAGCAGGTATAGCGTTTGTAGGCAAGGCAGGTGAGATCTTCGATAAGTTGCTAAAGCTGATTGATTTAACAAGAGAAGATGTTGCTGTCATAAATGCAATCAGATGCTATCAGGTTGGAAATCCAACACCCACTACAAGGGAGATGGATAGCTGTTTCATACACACATACAGAGATATACAGAAGATAAAACCTAAAGTAGTCGTTGCAATGGGTGAGTCAGCATTTTATCAGGTATCAGGTAAAACCAAAGATGATTATAAATTTTATAGAGACAGGCTATTTTATTCTGAAAAGATAAAATGTAATGTTTTCACTGTATTCCATCCTGCTGCTGTCCTTTACGACAATAGCAGATTGGATAAGCTCGAAGTTTCTTTTAAGAAATTACCACTCATATTAGGTTTTGATACCAAGGATGTTTATAATTATGATTACATCTATATTGATACACAAGACGGATTTAACAAAGTGTCTCAAAGATTTGACAACTGTGAAGAGATATTTTTTGATGTTGAATCTACTGGGTTAGATTTTTACAATGATGAACTAACTTTAGTTCAAATGAGTGATGGTCAGGAACCTGTATGTCTGTTTGACCCACCTCTGATTAATACCAATAGAGATAAGGTCAATGAGTGGTTTAAAACTAAAAAGATAACAGGACAGGGATGGGAATTTGATGCAAAGTTTATAAAAGAAAAGTTTGACATCTTTCCAGAAATATGGGACTATGACACCTGCTTGGCAGAATACATTATATCAGGTATGGGGAGCAATGATTTAACGTCCCTAGTGTGGCGATACTGTCCTGAGAGTGGGGGGTATGATGATTATGTCAGACTGGTAGGTGGAGCACAGAATGTTAAAGATAAAACCAAACTTCATAAGTATGCCAGTACTGATGTTGGTGTTCTCCCTAAGATAAAAGAAAAGCAGATTAAGATACTGAAAGCAATGGACAAGTATGATCTCTTTATGGATTTAGTAATGCCTACAAACAAAGTTCTAACAAAGATGTCAATAAGAGGTGTGCAGTATGATTTAGAAACTCTATGGAGATTGGATGAGGAGTATGTAATAAAAGCAGAAAAGGCAATGTATAAAGCTATTGTATTACCTGGTATTAAAGAGACAGAAATATACTTTAATCAGAGATTTAATCCGAAATCTTCATTTCATATCAGACATTTATTGTTAGAGTATCATAACCTGCCGATTTTAAAAGAAACAAAGAAAGGAAATCCAAGCATAACTATTACAGAAATGGAGAAGTATGCTGAAAATCATAATAATGAATACTGTAGAACAATGCTTAAGTATCGATCCTACAATACTGTAAGGAAGAATTTTCTAGGTGGTGTTGTAGACAAATTAGTAGATGGTGTTGCCCACACGTCCTATGGGTTGCATTCTACGGAAACCGGCAGACCAAATTCTAAGAATCCTAACCTATTGAATTTACCAAGGAAGGAAGGACAGATAAAGGAATGTCTTGTAGCAAGAGAAGGATATAAGTTTGTGTATGCAGATGAAGGTCAGTTAGAGGTAAGAATAGCAGCAGTTATATATGATGAGCCTAAGTTGATTGATATATGTAATAACCCAACTGAGGATATGCATAGTAGGATTACGGCACAAATCCTAGGATATGATTATGATTATATTAACAAAGGACACAAAGTAGATCCTAAAATAAGTGAGTTAAGGACTCATGGAAAGGAAATCCAGTTTGGAATTCTGTATCAGAGAGGTGCAGCTTCCTTAGCTTATGAACTTGGCATATCTAAAGAAAAAGCACAAGGCTATATTGATAGTTATTACACAGAGTTTCCAAGTCTATATAAGAACATAAAAGCTACAAAAGCTAAGGTTATTAAGCAGTGGTACTTGGATAACTATTTTAATTTCAGAAGGAGATGGAAAAAACCTACAGGAGAAAAGGCTGCTCAGATAGAGGAGGCTATACAAAGAGAGGCCGTAAACTTTCTGATACAATCGGTTGCATGGAACCTTATAGAGTTAGCTATGATTCAGATTGATCAAATTCTTGTTGATAAGAATCTCTACAGTTATCTATTACTGCAGGTATATGATGCAATAGCTGTAGAGAGTCCTGATAATGAAGTTGAGCAAGTAGGTGATATTGTTAGAACTGTTATGGAGGGTGTTAACAAACCTTACCCAAATCTCAATAGAGTTAGACTGACTACTGATGTACAAGCTGGAGATAATTTAAAAAATCTTGTAGATTTGCAAAAAAGTTCTTGACAAATGATGAAAAATGTGGTATAAGGGAATATAGAATTGATAATATTATGAAGAAGGAGATAGAAATATGGAATGCAATAATTGTATGAATTATAGACCGAGTAAACCTCATAATGGAGAATTTACCTGTCCAGAATGTGGTCAAAAGTATGTATTAGCTGGAGTTTGGCCAGGTGATTACTATGAGACATATGAGCAACATGAAGAGGAACTTAAGGAAACAGAAAAACTTCTTAATGAATATAGAAATGCTAGAACAAAAAAAGAACTACAACAAAAGTACACATTATGAACTAGGGGATAAAATAGAGTTACCACAAGAATTCCTAAGATGATATAAATAAAGCTTGATAATAACTCTTCAACTTTATCCCCTATTACTTTAGCAGAAGGGGGGCAAATGAAAACATTTACTAATAAAGAATGTCAAGTAATTGTAAAAGCAGTTGATGGTCTATCACGTGCTGTAAAAATTTTAACAAACCACATACGAGATAGTTTTGATGGGGAAACTTTTGTTCATATTGTGGAACCATTTGAGGATAGAGAACAGTTTAAGGATGGAATATATCAGCATCCTCTTAACAAGGTAATGAGTCGGTTGTAGGGATAATAAAATGGCAAAAAAGATTATCATAACATGCACATATTGTGACAGATACAGAACACTAACTAGAAAAGGGGATGGAAGCAAGTATTGTACTGAAGAAAAGGAGGATATAACATCAGATACTGAAATATGTGAAGACAGTTTTGTGCCGACAACACTTATGTATTGTCTTAAAGCATCCTATTGGATAGATACTGTTGTCTGTATGAATAGGTACAAAAAAAGAGTTTATGGCTGTAAGACCTGTAAACAGGGAAAAATTATAAGAAAAATAAAGGAGCAATTTATAGATGATAATTGATGACATTAACAAAAGAGATTTTGAAACAGACAACTCATCTCTATTCTCTCTTGAAAAAGAATTGAAAGGATATTCAGAATTGGTATACAAATATGGAGGATTGTATGCAAAAGCTATAAAACAGGAACAAGAAGCAGAATTAAGACTTAAGATAGTTGTAGCAGAATTGGTTAAAGAGTATGCTGAGAATAGCAAGAAGGATGTATCTCCGTATGCTATGACAGAGATAAGGAAGTCAGGGATACAGACTGATGAGAGATTCAAAATGGCTGCACAGGATCTTATAGACGTAACAGAGAGTTCTAATATACTAAAGGGAGCTTATTTTTCTATTGTATATAAGAATGAGAGGTTGAAGGAGTTATTTAGAATGGCTATGAGGGATTTAATTGGAGATGAGATGTCTGTTGTAAAAAATAAACACAGGGAAGGGGGGATGCAAAGCAGATTGGATAAAGCAGAAATGGAGACTGGATTATAACAAATAACAAATAACAAATAACAAAGGAGAATAAACTATGACAAAAGACATATGGACAATCTCACCAGACGAAGCACAAAAGAAAAAGTATGAGGCAAAACCAGGCAGCAGGGGAATACCTTGTCCCAAACGAAACTTAACAGGTACATGCTATGTGTGTCCTAAAGTCGATCCTTTTAGTAGAGAGGAAAAAGGAACGGTAAAAAAACAAATATATCAAGACAAAAAGGCAGGATGCTCTTGGTTTCTTAATTGTTTAATACCAGCAATATCAAAAGAAAAGGTATGGAAATTGGAAATTGGGGCTAAAGCTGGATCTTCTTTTCTAGATGGTATTAGTGATGAAGATAAGAACTGGAAGAATATGGCTCATGTTAAATCGAATAAAGGTTTCCTTATGAACATTAAAAAGCAACAGGCAGATGGACAGAACTTTTATGAAGTATATAAAGGAGAAGTATGTGATTGGGATGTTTCAGATAAGGTATTAAACAATCTTAACAACCTCAATAGACCTGTTCTATCAGAAGGTATTCTTTCTGGAGATTTATTTGATGATAACTATATGCACATTAAAGAACTAAAAATGGATGATACCCTTAAAATTCGTGTATTGCCCCACTGGGATTCCGAAAAAAGAAGTTCAGCACCGTTAGAGTTTGTATGGAGACATTGGGGATTTTTGACAAGGGAAGAGGTGGATGGAACTGTGGAGTTTAATCCGTTTGATGGGTATAAGGAGACTGAAGACAAGGATATTCCATTTGCTGGTGGGCTTAATAAGGTCAATGAGCCTGATATTGATGATAGAAAGTTTAAAGAGGAGAAAAAGGAGACTCCAGTAAACAATCCTCAATGCTTTGGTTCATTAAAACATTATGATCCAAACAGTCCTGAGTGTAAAGATGAGTGTAAGTTTTTTGATGGATGCAGGGCAAAGGTAAAGGAATCGTTGTAAGTTAATTAGAAATGAGGTATGTTTATAATTTTATATTAATAATGCTTGTTATGTGCTTGAGGTTATTGAAAATGGTTTTATCAAAAGATGTTGAAACGATAGGTCATGTGCCAACATGTTTGAGACATGAAATGGTTTATGTTAGTAAGTATAGCACAAAATATGATTCTTATTATTGTGAAAAGTGTAATCGTTGGCTGGAAGAACCATGTAGGTGTGGTGGTGCTGATTGTAAATGGTTTCCTAATCGACCATGCAAACCATTGGTAAAGGAATCATTATAACCAAGAAACGGGGGTAAGCTAGGGTAGCTCCTGGGCCTTGGAAGCTTGGGGCAGCAGGTTCAATCCCTGTGCCCCCAACCAAAACAAAACGCAGGTGTATAGCTCAATTGGAAGAGTACTCGATAGGGGGATGTAGGGTTCGAATCCCACTGCACCTGCAAACTAAAAATAGAGGATAAAAAGGAACAATATGAAAATTAGTGATTTTGAAATAAGATATAATGATGGTATTTGTTTATTTCCTTACTCATTGTATATAAAATTTGAGATGGAAGGTAAGGATTATAATATTCATTCTATGCTTGAGAAAATTGAGGATAGCAAATGTAAGGATATTGTGTTAATAGACAGTAATCTGTACGTATATGAACTGAGTTGGCTGCTACCAAGATTATTAGCAGACAGGTATCATATATCATGCATGACAATAATTGACATGATGACGAGGCTATCTGTTAACAGATATATTATTGTAACTGATGTAGCAGGATTCAAACGAAGGATAGATAAATTCAAAGTTCTGAGGGAGAATGATGTTGTAATTCTGAGAGCAGAATCTCCAAGAGAGGTTATAACAGTGAGGAATTCATTTCAAACTAATAAGATTGCATCAGGATTGGCGTTTGATTCCTCTCTTATTACTCATGAACAAATGATTGATGCTGAAGTGTATGATGTAGGATCATATGGTGGGCGTATTATATAAGGAGATAAAGATGGAAAATAAATTATTGGATTTAATTAATGATTTAAATGATTATAGTTATGATTTATATGGAATTCATGAAAATTTTTTAGAAGATTCAATTGTTTTTTGTTCTACAGGATATGATGAAGTTATAAAATTTATGGGGAGTAGGATTTATTATGATGGTATATGGGATTATAAACAGATATTAATAGAAGTAAAAGAAAAGGCAGAAAAGTGGAATAAATTATGTGAATTAATGGAAAAGTTTTTTAGTAATATGAGTAATGAAGAAATAGAAGAAAAATATGAAATAGGAACAGAAGAGGATAAGGAGGTAACATGAAAATAGCAGACGCATTATTGTTACAACAAGATTTAGCAACAGAGATCAGCAGACTGAGATCACTATCTGAGCAGAAGGCATGGTCATATGCACAACAAAGAGGTGTTGGTGAAGAGCTTGTAGCAACTTTTGATTTAGAGGAAAACCATAAAAGAGTTATGAACTTATCTAAATTGAAAAGGACGTTATCAAGGGCAGTTTCAGTAGCCAATAATACTGTAGCTATTGTGGTAGATGAAAATGATTATAAGGAATGGATGTAATTAATCTTGGGATGTTGTAGATAGATATGGTATTAGTATATATTACGTGTTATAGAATATACCTTTATCTACCCCTATTGGCTACCTGATCTATTCTCTGTATATGGTGATATTGTATCCCTTAAGAGAGTGACAGGCTCAATGTTGTTTGTTTATTGTTGATTGTTTTCTGCAACATCCCATTTTTTATTAGAAGGAGTTAAGATGAAATTGATGCTCAAACAATGTTGGAATTGTAAAACAACATTCAATTTTGAAAACAGTGACATAAAAGAAACACAACATACTGAAACAAAAAATAGGAAGGGAGATAAAAAACCATTAATAAAAAGGAGGTTTTTCCATACAGATTATTCAGGAATTGTAACATACAATTCAACAAAATATTTGGTTATGGAAAATATAATTATATGTCCTGTGTGTGGGAAAGAAAATCGACTATGTGAGATTGGGCGTGAAGTTGTGAGTGAAAATAAATACCAAGAGATTGAGAATGAGGTTGAAATGTTCGGCCCAAATCCACCAAGTATAGTGGGTGAGAGAGAGGCAGTTAGTATGTGGTTAAGTCATTAGAGGGGAGATTTGATGCATTTAAAATATAAAGCTGAATCTTGGAACGATATTGTTGGTAATAAGCACATAAAAGAATCTATAAGGAATTACAAGTTTGATACACCATTGATGTTTGAAGGCGAAAAAGGTTGTGGAAAAACATCTATGGTCAACATACTAATAAATGAATTTGGTGTTGACAAGAACAATGTAAAAACTATTAACTGTGGACATTTTTCTGATATAAAAACTGCAAGAGAGGAGATATCCAATTTAAGTAAGTCAAGTTTATATGGAAACAAAAAAGTGTTAGTACTGGATGAGGTTCACACATTGAAGAAACAAGTACAGGATGCTTGGCTGATACCTCTAGAAACTTTACGAGATGGAGTTCTTGTGTTTGCATGTACAACTCTGACGGAGAAACTGCAGGATACATTTCTCAGAAGGTTTATCAGGTATAAAGTCAAAGGATTATCTTATGATGAGAGTGTTGAACTCATTGATATAATTTGTAAAAAGGAGAATATACGGATAAAAAAGTGGATAAAGGCTCTTGTTGTAGAAAGATCACAAGGAATACCAGGACTCATCTTAACGGCCTTACCTAAAGTTATTGACATTGAAGACCAAGTTACTGCTGAACTTTTATTGGATGTTAATGTAGTAGAGGGAATGGAGTATCAGACACTTAACTTGTTTAAATATATAGGAAGTAGTACAGAATGGAGTGTAGTTAAAAAAGAGGCTAAAATGCTATATGATGAGTTTTCTGCTGATAGGGTAAGAATTGATTTGATGAATGTAATTGCCTATAGATTATCTACACTTAATGGTATAGATATTAGACATGGAGACGAGTTATTAAGAATGTTTGAAATACTGAATGAATCACATTCAGTATTGGAATGGGCAGGATTTATAACAACAATATTTAAACTATGGAAAGGAAATAACTAATGGGAGAAAAAGAGATAGAAGTAATACCTGCTGAGAGAACAGATAGTATTGAAGTTAATCTTGATAAGAAAGGAGCACCCTCATATAAGATTAAAGTTTATTATAACAATGAGGAAACATCTGTACTTGAAATATCATCTAAACTTCATGCAACATATAAAGAACTTGTAGCAAAATTTGGAGGTGGCAGTTAATGTCAAAGAAAGCAGAAACAAAAACCGAAACAAAAAAGAAAGAGTTCTCGCTTGCTGATTTGGCTAAACAGATTAAAAAGGACTATGGCTCCATACATGTTGCAGCAGACAGGGAAGATCCTACTGAGTTTATATCAACAGGTAACAAGGCATTGGATTTATCTTTATCTGGAGGTATAGCTTGGGGATACGCAGTTGAATGGTCAGGATTCAGTACGACAGGAAAAACGACTTTGATGCAAATGATGCTAGCTGATGCACAAAAACGATATGGTGCTTATGGTATATGGGTTGACAGGGAGAACTCATGGTTTAATAAAAGAGCAGAGCAATTAGGGATTGATACAAGTAATGTTTTAGTAATAAAACCTTGGGATATACCAACAGTTACAGATGCTGCTGCTATGTTGAAAAACACATTAAGTAAATTTCCAAAGGATAAATACAAGTTTGTTGCTGTTGATTCTATATCCTCTTTTAAGAAAGGAGGTAAGATAGATAAATCGGATATGGGAAAAAAGCCACAGGAGTTACACAATCTATTTAGAGAGATACTGTCTTACTGTGATGAAAGAATGAGTGTTCATTTCTCTAACCATAGAACTTATAAGATTGGAATAATGTTTGGGTGTCTACATGCCGATTGTAATATTCCTTTTGTGGATGGTAGGTCATTTACAATACGCCAAATTGTTGATAACAGAATTGAGGGGGAAGTTTTTGCGTATGATGAGAATTCTAATGAATTCAAACCTACAAAAATTGTAAATTGGCTTAATAATGGAAATGTTTCTAATAAAAATGATTTTGTTACTATTATCACAAATGCTATTGATACTCTAAATGGTAAATGTGGTATAACTTGTACAAAAAATCATAAAATTTTAACTGAAAGTGGTTGGATAGAAGCAAAGCATATTACAAAGGGAGATTTTGTAGTCACTAAGTATGATTCAATATTAAATAAATCATTAAAAGAATTTATTATTGGAACCTCAATTGGTGATTCATCTATAGAAATCAGAGGTAACGGAGCTTACATAAAATTAGAGAACTCTGAAAATAAAAAATATAATATATGGAAGTTGAACAAACTTTCTAAATTTTATAAATTTAATGAAGTTAAAACTGCAAGAAATACTTATATTTTTTCTTCTACACCACTTAACTATGAACTTAAATTATTAAAAAATAGGATTGGACACAGAAATCCAACTAAAGTAAAGAGTGGTTTTACTTGGCTATCTTTAGCTGTATTATTTATGGATGATGGTCATTATGATAGTAAATCAGGACATTGTAGAGGCTCCATAGCATTTTACAGATTTAAAAATTCTAAAATTTTAGATAACATTGCCAAAATGTTAAAGGATAATTTCAATATAGATACTTCTATTAATTACAATAATGGAAAAATAACTATTAATAAAAATTCGTTTTTATATATGTGTGAAAATATAAAACAATATATTCCACCTTGTATGCAATATAAATTACCTATAGCATACAGAGAAAAATATAGAGAATTTGATTTAGAGAGTAACCTTGTGATAAAAACAGAGTATGTTGAAGTTTTGTCTGTGACAGAGAGTTCTGAAAGAAAATTTAGGCAGACTGGTAAGTATGATATTGAGGTGGATAAGTATTCAAACTATTTAGCTGGAAATACACGTAGTGGAATAGTTGTACATAACTCTAACACAACTACAACTGGTGGTGAGGGGCCGAAGTTTTATACAACATACAGGGTACAGTTAGAGGAATTAAGGAATATTTTAGATCCAAAAAGAAACAAAGAGGATATAGGTAATTGGCTTAAAGCTACTGTGTTAAAAACAAGGATGGGTGATGGCAGGAGAAAGGTTTATTTTCCACATTATTTTAAGACAGGAATTCCATACTACGGCGGCTATGCTAGACTCCTTGCTGATAGAAATTATCTATATCCTAAAAACAAAAAGGAGTTTAAGTCGCTTAGTCAGGTAACTGTGAAGCATGAAATAACTGAAAAGGATGTGGAGAAAAGAGAATTTATTGAATTCAGTGAGCATGATATTGAGAAATTTCTTGAAGATCACCCAGAACTTGTGTTTGATGAATATCCTGAGTTTAATTATGATGGACTCTCAATAGAAGAGGATGAGGAGGGATAAAATGGAAAATCAAGGTACAGGAATAGGTATTGGTACTATACTTTTTTAATATTTTTAGTACTAAAGCTTGTAGGCACAATAACGTGATCATGGTGGTGGGTTACTGCTCCATTATGGATTCCAGTAGCACTTGTATTTGGTATATTTTTAGCAGGATCAATAATGATAGGATTGGCTTATTTATTTGACCAAACAAAAAAATCAAAAAGGGGATAAAATGAGTGAAACAAAAGATTTTGCGTTAGACGAACTAAAGAAAAAAGCACTTGTGTCATCAACAATATCTGTTGGTATATCATGGATTGATGGTAGATGTGTGTTCAGACCAGACAAGAAACACGCACAATGTTGGTATGGTATATGCCATTTCTCAGATATGGTATTTAACATATCCCCTATAGACTATCAAGATGCTACTATGCTTAAAACTATAAAGGTATCACCGTCAGAGGGCTATTGTGAGAAAGCTCACACATGCCTTAATTTTGATTGTACAGCAAGACATCCTATTACAGGAACTCCGGTAAAATTAAACAAGTTTGATAAGAATCTGTATGTTTATGAGTTCAAGGATATAGGATTTTCATCATTAGGCTTACCTGATAATATAGGAACTGAGACTTTATGGTTTAATAACATAGTGCAGATTGGAGATAAACCATACCACTTTAAATTCTTTTGGGGAAAGGTGATAAAACCGTATAAACCGGATGGTGTTGTACTTGAATACAGTGAGTACACGGAAGACCAAAGAATAGATAGGGGTGGAATTATTAATGAGTAATACAAATAAAAACTTATGGAGGACAAAATCAAAATGAATTTAACAACTGAGTATATAAAGTCTTTATTTAACAAGGGAACTTATAGTGATCTAGTATCCTCACTCAAGAAATTACAAGACAAACTAAAAGACTTAACTGAAAGAAGTCTAAAAACAGTAAATGAGATTGAGAAAAGGATTGAAAAAGAAAAAATTGATAGAGATCTGTATGAGTTAGAGAGACTTAAGGCGTTAAAAACCATAGAGAATCTGAACAAAATTATTGTAAACAAAATCCAAATGGAGGAAATATGAAATCGGAGAGGGAGATATACGAAATTGCAGGTAAGATGCGTATAGGTGCTGCTTCAATAACAGAATTACAGTACTTTCTAGAATATACTACTGTTCTTGAACAAATGGTAAGAGAAGCATCAGATGATGATTTCTTTGGAACAGAGGGATGGAAACATTTTATAGGGTGGGATTAACTTATGAGTGTGAAATACATAGCAGATGCTATTATTGAACATGCTGCTTCTTCAAAGAATACTGATTTAGATGATGTGTCTAAAGTCTACTCTGTTGAATTAGAAGTGCAAGCGTGTTTAATAGATTGGATGAAAGAAAAAAGAAAGGAAGAAAGGAGGGATAAAGATGCCAAGAAAAAATAAGAGAGGGCCATCAAAAAAATCAAAAGGCCCACAAGATGGGCATGGTGGTGGAAAGGGAAGATTTAGTGGAAGTAAGATCGGAACTGGAGCAATGACTGGAGGCAAAAAAGGAATAAAAAAAAATAATGGCTAAAAAGAAACAGAAAAAGAAGAGAATTAAAGTTAGTGATAAGGGCTTTAACTTTGAAAGAGAAATGAGCAAGAAGTTATCCCTGTGGTGGACTAATGGTAATAGGGAGGATGTTATATGGAGAACGTCTCAGTCAGGTGGCAGGGCTACAACAAGGCTCAAGAAAGGACTAACTACAAAGTATCAGTATGGAGATCTGACGTTTACAGATCCAATAGCTCAACCTCTTTTTGATATGTTTCTTATAGAGTGTAAGCGGGGGTATTCTAATGATGTTGATGTCTTAGATTGTATTGATGTGCCGGATAACAGGGAAACAAAACCAGAAATTTATGAATGGTGGGATAAGGCACAAAAGGAAAAGGAAGTTGGTGGGAGACATGAAGTTCTGATTATTTTGAAAAGGAATAGAAGGTTGAAAGTTGTATTTATAAGGCATGGCTTTCTATCTATTTTAGAGTCTTATTGTGGATCTTGTATAGGTACTAAGATTATACAGGTAGGACAGGACATTGATATACTCAGACTTGATAACTTTTTGAGATTACTAACACCTGAAACAATAGGAACAATATTGAGTGATATACGGGAGATATAATGTTAGATAATAAATTTGATATCATCGAGAATATGACTTCTACAAATGTTAAAACAAAAAGAGAGAATTGGGATACATTTTCTAAGTTGATATCTAATCAATTTGAACATGGAGGTACTAAGTATGCTCATACAAGAGATAAGGAGTTTACAGATGTGATATGTGAGTTTGTACCAGGAGATACTGGAGTTGATTGGATACTAGGAACAATTCTGAAGTACATGGGAAGGTACAAAAACTTAAAAAGAGAAAAGGATTTGTTAAAAATAGCTACATATTGTTATATATGTTGGCTGAAAGCAGGACACCATTTGAAGGAGGAACATGATGAAGATACCGGAAAATAAACTTAAAGTACGTAAAGGAAGTGGCAATTTTATAAAGTATATTTTAGAGAGGGGGGGACACACTTCAACATGTGGATTTTATATTAAAGAGTGCTCTTCCATATGTCCTCATTTCAAGTTGCATGGTATTCATAAAGGAAGAGAAAATGAGATAACAACACCCATATCCGGGCCAAGATTACTCAGGAGAAGTGATGACAACCCACCTGACTTATATGAATTGCACCTAACATGTGTTAACCCACCTACAGTTTTCAGATTTGAGGAGTCAGAAATTGAAGGCAAAGTTTAGATGTATGAAATGTGGCTATACTTTTGAGACAAAACACTGGGGGCCACAAGTTTGCCCAAGGTGTGATCATAAGTATCTCAATTGGTTGAGCTATGAAGAGATGAATAAAAAGATATTTCATAATTAAGGAGACAAATTAATGGGAAAAAGAAAAGTCAATGTTATGTGGGATAGAGTCAGTGGTAAAGATTTAGATCCTAAAAATGCAATAAGAGCAGAAAGAAACAAGAATACTATGAGGGATGAAACATTTCTTGATGCCTGTAAAGCAGTTAATGTAGAGCCTACCAAACGACAGTCATCAAAGTATAATAATAAAAAAGGTATGGCTTATAGACATGGGAGAGGAGAATAAAATGGATATACGATATAATGAAATGAAAATTTATTATAAACATCCTGATACAGTAATATGCAAAGAATGGGATTCGGCTATTGAGGATGCCCTGTCTGCTTTTGGGGCAAAGAGATGGGCTAGTGGGTATGATTTAACAAATGGAGTTCGGGATTTGGCTTTTGATATAGAGGAGAAGTAATGGCAACTTATAACGTCTGTAGTAACAAACACTGTGTATGGTGTATTTATTATCTTGAATTAGGTGCTATTATAAATAAACCTAAAGTTGAGTTTGTTGGTTATTGTAATGTAGATAATTGTTCTGGTAATAAAGAGAGGAGTCTTCATTTGGTTTCTGCAATAGGGAATGCTTGTGATAAGTTTATGTGCAGAATTTGTTTAGAAAAGGAGAATAATGATGACTCATAAAAAACTACTTAATTATTATCAAGTAGAGCCAGAATATTGTACTATAGAAGATCATAATATATTATGTAAGTATGGAATTTATAGCTGTCCTAAATGCGGGGAAAGTACAAAAATGATAAGTACAATAACAGTTAGTGTAACAGCGCCAGAAGATGTATATTGGTTTATGGATAGCAAAATATTAAGCTAATTACCTAAATTAAAAGGAGAATAATCTATGTTTCGATACGAAGAGGGAAGTGACAAACTGATAGAGGTATTTTTTAATGTAATGGAAGAGAGATTTGGAGAAATGCAATCTCTGAAATTTAAACTTTTGTTTGATAATAAAAAGAAAGTAACAAAAGGAAAGTTAGTGTTAGCAAGTGTGGAAGTTCCAGGTGAAAAACTTAAATATTTTACAATAGATAAAATATCTGTTGAGGGGTATGATTTTATATTAATAGTAGACAAGAAGGCCTTTGAATTGGCATCTGATGCAGATAGGGCAAGAATACTGTCCCATGAACTGCAACATGTTGTGATAGATGAGGAGAATAAATGCAAAACAATAGGCCATGATGTCTCAGATTTTTATGATGAAATTGAGAGGAATGCTCTTGATCCAAGATGGGGAGATAAACTTGCAAGCAGGGTATTGATAGCATACAGTGAGGAGAAAAATGGAAGATAATATAAAAAAGTGGGATAAGTATTTTTTAGATGTATGCAATACTGTTGCCAGTAATTCAAAATGTTTATCAAGAAAGATAGGAGTTATACTTGTTAGAGATAAATCTATTATATCAACAGGGTACAATGGTGCTCCATCTGGAGTACCACATTGTGATAGAAGATTAGCTTATGATGGTAATTTAAGAGATCTTTTTGTAGAGAAAGGTAAAGATCACTCATTTATGAGAGATTGGATATTAGATGAATGTCCAAGATATTTACTAGGAGCAAAGTCTGGTGAGATGAGAGATATCTGTCCATCCGTACATTCTGAAGCCAATGCAATAGTCAATGCTGCTAAAAATGGTGTGTGTACAGAAGGAACTATAATGTATATGTCATGTTCAATCCCCTGTTTTGAGTGCCTAAAGCTCATCATAAATGCAGGAATAAGAGAAATTGTAGTAACCGGACTTAATTATTATGATAATATGTCTGAATTTTTATTAACCAACTCTACTCTAAAGTATAGAGTTTATGGAGAAATATCAAAATGATACTTGGCTTCGATCTTGATGATGTTTTATTCCCAACAGCAAGAAGCATACTAATAAATCTCAGATTGCTGTATCCTGAGAAAGATATACAAATGAAATATTTAACAGAAAAGGATGCAGCGAGTATTTTTGATATACCAGAAGATGTTGTTTTTGATAATGTAACAAAAGCTGTTGAGAGTGACTTAGAACCATATGCAAATTCTCTGTGTATGTTGAGTGGATTAGCAGTGGATAATGATATACACTTTATAACAAGCAGACCGGAGAGTCAATTCTCTATAACACAGTCTCAGTTATCCAGTATTCTTGATTTTGATTTTGTACTAGATAGTACAGTTGATAAGCATGAGTATGTTAAGTTTTGGGATATTGATGTATTTGTGGAAGATGATCCAAAATATATAATCCCAATCTCAGAACTGACTAACTGTAAGGTTATTGTGTATGACAAACCTTGGAATCAAAAACTCGATAGCAAGTTTCCAAGAGTCAAAAACTGGATAGAGATAGGTAATTTATTAAATCAAATATATAGAAATCAGTAAGGAGGTGATATTATGACAGTTATTTTTTGGATATTATTTTTAGCAGTTGCAGGTTTTATTGGTTACAAGGTATTAAAAAAACAAAGACCTGATGTAGCTGAACTTATGGAAGACAGATTTGAGGATGTAGTTGATGATATTAAGGATAAAATAGATGATATTAAAAAATAGAGGAGATGATGCCTAATGCCTGAACTTAGTAGTAATGCTAATGCTGTAGTTGCAAAAAGATACTTCGAAGATAGTGAGATTTCATGGGAGGGCTTAAGTAGGAGAGTAGGTGAGGCTAATGCTGTAAATGAAAAGGAGAGAGTTAAATACGAGAATTTATTTAGTAATGAAATATTTGATATGAATTTCATACCTGCGGGTAGGATATTAAGAAATTCAGGCAAACCAAAACAAAGTATGCTCAATTGTGCCTGTCTTCCAATAGGAGATTCAATAGAGGCTATTGGTGAAACAATTAAGAATGCACTAATTATGTGGTCTTATGGTGCAGGAATAGGTATAGATTTCTCTCCACTAAGAGAGAAGGGGAGAAAATTAGCATCTAAGGGTGGTGTTTCTAGTGGTATGTTAAGTTTTCTAGAAGCCATAGATTACGTAGCCCATACGATAGAAACGGGAGGGCAAAGAAGGTCTGGGCTATTGGGGATGCTATCTATATCTCATCCCGAAATATTTGATTTTATAAACGCCAAACAGAAACCGGGAGTCTTACCATATTGTAATTTATCTGTAGCTATACCTAACAATTTTATAGATGCTGTAAATGAGGATAAAGAGTGGGATCTATTGTTTGCAGGACAGAAAGTAAGAACAGTAAGTGCTGTAGAGTTATGGAGAGAAATACTGACAAATATGATGAATCATGGTGAGCCTGGTATTATTATGATAGATAATATGAGAAAAAATAATTCATATTATTGTTACCCAATCTCTGCCCCAAACCTCTGCTTAACGGGTGATACAAAAATAGCTGTAGCGGATGGAAGAGGTGATGTATCAATAAAAGATCTTGCTGATAAAAAGGAAGACATTCCAGTATTCTGTACAAATTACAGTGGAGAGGTTGTTATTCGTCAAATGAGAAATCCGAAAATAACACGAAAACAGGCTAAAATACTTAAAGTTAAATTTGATGATGGTTCTTATTTTAGAGGTACAGAAGATCACGAAATAAAATTATTAGATGGAAAACCAATAAAACTAAAGGATATCAAGATTGGAAGTAGAGTATCTCATCTAACAAGATACAAATTAGCAAATACAAGAGCAAAAAAGAATACACCCTATTGGTTTTGGAATAGAGGATCTGCATTTCAGAAATCTGAACATAGAATAGTATATGAACACTATTTTGGCAAGATAGAAGATAACTATATTATTCATCATAAGGATTTTGATAGTTTGAATAATATTCCAAAAAATTTAGAGAAATTACACAAGAATAAACATGTAGAATTACATGCAAAAATTTCTACAGTTGGAGAAAAAAATGGTAGATATAAAGGATACACCCAATCAGCAATATTTGATATTGCTGTAAATTATTCCTCACAATTAGGTAGAAGAGTAACAAAAGAAGAGTGGGGACAATATTGTAAATTAAATAATTTACCCTATAGTGAATATAGTATACATCCCTGTAAATCAGTTAATAATTTTTTATTAAAAGCTGCTGTTACTGCACAAACTATGTTAAACCCTGATATCTATATTTATAAAAATTCAGCAGAAGCTAGAGAATACAAAAGATATCTAAAACTTATAGATGAAACTGATTTAGATATATTTTTCAGTAATAGTAGTATTTATGTTAATAAAATATGTGAAGGATGTGATAAAGTTTTTGCAGTAAAGTGGGGTAAAAGAAATAACAGTTTTTGTTCAACCACATGTGCGAATAGGTATATAGCAAACAGTAATAATGTGAAAGCCTATTACAAAACTAAACAAATTATAGTTAAGGAAAAACAAGTTAATGTATTTTTAAAATTAAGAGATGTTTTAAACAGAACTCCTTTAATAAAAGAATGGAAAAATCGATGTAAAGAAGTAGGAATACCCTATAGATTGCACTTTAATTCATTTAAAACATATGCTGATTTGAAAGAGGCAGCATTGTCTGAGAATTTTAAAGTTGTATCTGTGAAGCATGACGGATATGAGGATGTCTATAATGGTGCAGTAGATGAATTTCACAATTATTTTGTAGTTGTAAATAGTACAGATAATAGAAAAAAGATAATAAATTCAATGAATTGTTCCGAACTCCCGTTACCAGCGTATGGGGTTTGTGATTTAGGAAGTTTAGTATTACCAAACTTTATTTCTGGCAGAAGTACTAATTGGAAAAAACTAGAGGATTCAATATATCTAGCTGTACGATTCTTGGATAATGTTTTAGATGTAAACTATTTTCCAATAAGGCAGATGGATGTTGTTGCAAAAGATATCAGAAAGATAGGTCTAGGAACTATGGGATTACACGATTATCTGATGCTGAAACAGATACGTTATGGTTCTGATAAATCAATAGAAGAGATAGAAAAGCTGTATAAGTTTATAAGAAATGTTGCGTACCAAGCCTCTATAGAATTAGCTGTTGAAAAAGGAGCATTTCCAAGATTCTCTCCTAACGAATTTGGGAAGGCTTCATTTATAAGAAAATTACCACCAAAACTTAGATTGGAAATAAGAGATAAGGGAATTCGAAACAATAGTATATTATGTGCAGCACCAGTTGGTACTACATCATTAATTCCAGAAGTGTCATCAGGTGTAGAGCCTGTTTTTGCATTAGCTTGTAGAAGAAAGGATAGAGTTTCAGATAGAGTTTATATACATCCACAATATTTAAATTATATTGAGTCGAACGAGAAGAAACCAGATTGGTTAGTAGATTCCTCTGACTTAAAACCGGAAGATCATTTGGATGTACAAAGTACAATACAAATGTACCTAGATAATGCAATATCTAAAACTATAAATTTTCCAGAGTCTGTTACAGTTGATAATTTGTCAAAACTTTTATTGGAGTACGCACATAATTTAAAAGGTCTAACAATATTGGTCGATAAAGCAAGAGGAGATCAAGTTTTAAATAGATTAACTAAACAAGAGGCTAAAGAATTCCTGAAGAAGGATAACTTTAATACATCTGAAGATGTGGTAGATATAGAATGTAGCACAGGATCTTGTGACATATAGAATGACACGTAGCTCAGTTGGCAGAGCAGGTGATTGTTAATCACAAGGTCGCAGGTTCAAGTCCTGCCGTGTCAGCCATTAAATGGAGAAAAGATGAATTTTATTAAAAGATTAATTGTACTAATTGTAGAAATATTTAGATATCCAACTTATACTTCATTTATTAAAGAGAACCGAGATGGTTCTTTTGAAGTTGTCAGATGGAGATTTGGGAGGAAAGACAAAGAGATTGTTGGTACTTATTTTAAAAAATGACATGTCGCTTAGTTGGTAAAGCATGTGGCTTTGAACCACAAGATCGTAGGTTCGAGTCCTACCATGTCATCTACTGTGAAAAGGAGTGTAATGAAAACAGGAATATGCCCAGATTGTTATAAAGTAACTGTGCTCACAAAACGAGGAAAAATATCTCGGCATGGATGGCAAAATTATGCAAGAAATAAAACTTGGCTTGGTTTCTTTAAACAATCAAATTTTACAATGGTTGAAACTAAACCATTTTGCAATGGTAGTGGAAAATGGCCTTTGGATGAGAGCCGTTTTTGAAAATGGAAAGGAGAATGATGTGGATATATTTTTAAATGAAGAGGTAAGCAATAGAGTACGGGAGGGATTAAGAGTTGGAAAAAATCCGTGGTGCTGTTCTATGTATATAGAAGATCGTGCTTATGCAATCTTAAATGCAGGAGGGGTTTATCCACAAGAAACATATATGGAAAGTCAAAGACGTTGGTGTGAGGAAGGAGTTATTACAAAAAATCAATTAAAAGAAATAGAAAGAGAACTGAAAGAACAAAAAGAAAAAACACTTGTGAGTAATGTAAGAAGTGCATTGGATAATTTAATAGCTTACTATCAAGGAGAACCAAGTGAAAAAAGTAGAGAAGAAAATTGACCCATTTAAATTCTTAAGGAAAAAAATTCCACCGCCTGGCCATGTTATAGGTTTAAAGAAGCATGAGAGACGCAGAAACAGGAGGGATGGTAGAAATATAGTATTTGAAGGTATAGAGGAGTACGAAAAAACGAAAACCCAAAACATATAGAGGTGATGTTATATGAAGATAACAACATATATACAGGATGGTATAGTTGAAATTATTAATAGATATAAGGGTATAGGTAGAAGGGAGTTATCGAGATTGGCGAATATTCCTGAACAGGAGGCTAGATATTACTTGAAACTTCTTGCAAATAACGATAATAATTTAGAAGTTAATGCTGATGGTAAAAATAGCTATTCGTGGGGAGGGAAAGTTCCTGAACTAAGTCTCCCAATACCTGATACTTATGCACACCAGATTAATCATACTGATGTAAAAGGATCTTCTCTAGCTGATGATAAGGTAATTAATACAGATACTGAGTTTGTCAGACCTGCTGACGATATAAAAACATCGTATTCAGAAAAGAAAGCTACAATAGAGATTAACTCTATGACTATATCTACATTGGAGGAAGCACTTAAGGCAGCTAAAGTGGACTTAGACATATGGAAGGTTGATAAATTTACACTACGGCAAGTGCCTGCAAAGATCTATAAAGGAAAAATAGTCGTCAAGACCAATTACCAAATTAGCGTGTGGCTGAAGCCTGTTGTGATTAAACCTGTTGAATTGGCGATTAAGGAACTGATAAAGGAACTTCCGTCCCACGTTCCGCAATATGCGAAGTACATAGGCGATCCAAATCCAGATGGAGACATTATGCTAGAAATTTCGTTATATGATTTGCATATGGGGATGCTAGCACATTTTTCTGAAACAATGAATGATTATGACCTTAAAATAGCAGCAGATCTTTTTCAGAGGGCTGTTGTTAAAATTATTGAGAGAGCATCCAATTATAAAATTGCTAAAATTTTATTTCCAGTTGGTAATGATTTTTTGCATGTGAATAACAATGAAGGAATAACCCCTGGTGGAAAGAATAAATTGGATATGGATAGTCGATTTTCTAAGATATATATGGCAGGCGTACAAGCTTTAATAAAAGCTATTGATTATTGCATAGGAGTGGCCAACACTGAGATAATTTTTATACCAGGAAACCACGATATTGAAACAGGGTTTACATTGTGTATTGTGTTGGACGCACATTATAGAAATTGCGATAAAGTGTCTGTTGACATTTCTCCAATATGTAGAAAATACAGGCGACATGGTAAATCTCTTATTGGGTTTTGTCACGGCAATTTTGGGAAAGTGGGGGATTTAGGACTCATTATGAGTTCAGAGGTTCCAGAATTGTGGGCAAAAACTGTGTACAGGGAGTGGCATACGGGTCACTACCACAAAAAACGTGAAACTAAATACGTAGCTGGAGATACTATTGGAGGAGTTTCTGTGAAAATTATACCTAGTCTTTCTGGCACAGATGCGTGGCATTTTGAAAATTTATTTGTACGTCCATATAAAACAGGTATGGGCTTTATTTGGGATAAGGAGGAGGGCAACATAGGAGAGGTTTTTGTAAATTTTCCATTAAGTGAATATACTAATAAGAACAAAAAGGGGGAATGATTAAAATTGTCAAAGAAATTTACATATGAATTTGTAAAATCAGAATTTGAGAAGGAGGGGTATACTCTACTATCAACTGAATATAAAGATAATCGTACAAAATTATATTATATATGTCCAATTGGACATAGGTGGTCAATAACATATGGAAGTTTTGCTTCTGGTAGGAGATGTAATTTTTGTGCTATAGATTACAAAGCAAATAAAAGAAAGCTAACATACGAATCTGTAAAAAAACAATTTGAAAAAAGAGGATATACTCTTCTTTCTCAAACATATAAAAACTCTCATACTAAACTAAAGTATATGTGTGACAACAAACATATAAGACTAATTGCATATAATAGTTTTCAACAAGGACATGGGTGTAGTATTTGTGCTACAAAATTAAATTCTGAAAGACAGAGATTTTCTTATGATTATATAAAATCAATATTTAATAAAGAGAATTATACTCTATTATCTGAAAATTATATAAATGCTAATCAAAAATTAGATTTTATTTGTCCAAATAATCATAAAGGATCAATTACTTATGGTGATTTCAAAAGTGGGTATAGATGTAGGTGGTGTTATTTAGAAAAAAATAGTGGGAAAAATCATTATTACTGGAAAGGTGGTGTTACAGAACTAAACCTTCCTGTATATAACACTTATGCACATAGAATAAATTGGTGTGAAGAAACTAGAAGAGATCCTGAAAACAATGTTTTATTACAAGTCAAATGTACTGAATCATCATGTAGAAAATGGTTTACACCAACGATGAAACAAATTTGTCATAGAATAGGGGCACTAAATTCAGAAGATGGATTTGAGAATAGACTATATTGCTCTGATGAATGTAAAGGGAATTGTTCAATATATCATAAAAAAAATTACCCAAAAGGATTCAAACACGATTACTATAGAGAAGTCCAATCTGAGCTAAGGGATATGGTTTTAGAACGAGATGAATATATGTGTCAAAGATGTTGGGCTAAGGATAAGCTACAGTGCCATCATTATGAAAGTATATATTTTAATCCAATTATGTCTGCAGACATTGAAATGTGTGTGACATTGTGTAAAAAATGTCACAAGCTAGCACACGGTGAAGTTGGTTGCAGACCAATTGATTTAACAAGAGAAAGTTTATGCAAAACAGCAAAAGCAAAAGGAGAAAAACCATGAAAAAATTACACTATTTTAATTTGGTTTTTATGTATGATAATAATGACCCAAATGTAGCAGTAGGTTATATTTCAGCTTATGTAGGTTTAGGTTATAGAGCAAGAAAAAGAATAACAAAACACGTAATTAATAAGGCTAAAGAGGCTGCTGGTATAGATAAAAATATTGAATCTATATTGTTGTCGTGTGATTATCTTGGTAAAATGACAGAAAAGGAAATGAATGAAGGTGTAACACACAAGATATTACAATTTAATGGAAGTAAAGGAATTGCAAAATGAAGATAACAAATTATAAAGGTGAGTATAAGGAATTACCTTGGGATAATGCATCAACAGAATATTGTGAAGTTCCCTACATAGAAAACTTTCATAAGCCGGATCTGTGCAGATATGATATTCCTATAATCAATGAGGTATTGGGTGTGGATATGGGGGGATATTATGGTACTCTCAGATTAAGTGGTAACTGGTGCTGGCGTAGAAAAGTAGGAGTAGTGATATGTGATGATAAAGAAGAAGATGCTTATGCAGACGCAACACCAGAAAAAATACTAAAACATTACAATTCTGCTTTTCCAAAGCATGATAAAATAGAGAATGAAACAAAAAAGGGAAAACGCATAAGATTGGTAAATGAAACTAGTGATCTGATAATAAAAGGATTTGAAAAATATATTGGGAGGAAGATAAATGATGAAGAACAAAAGATAATGAAAAATAGACATGACACTTGAAGAATGTAAGCAATATATGTAAGTAAGAAATGTAAAATAAAACAAAAAACTCCCAGTACCAATTTCAGGTATTGGGAGTTTTTTGTTTTGAATGAATAATAAATATTAAAATGAAGTTAGATATGATAAATGAACCTTTATACTGTCTCCCACATCAAGATCAGCCGGTAAATCTCGAAGGGCGCCATTGAATAGTGATGTAAACGAAATTACAATATCATTCGCTGTAATGACTGATTCAATTCCTGTTGGCGTATTATGTTCTGTGGTACTATATTCTTCATAAACTGCGATTACAGCAACGGCACTCCCGGTTAATCCAGCTGCTTCAATGGTCAGGGTTCCTTTGTCGGAATTTAATGTAAAATTACCAACAGTCCCACCACCTTCAACAATATTATCAGTAGCTGCTATTGTATCTCCATCCCATTTATTTATTAGAGATGCTTTTATTGAATTAGCTGCAGTTCCATGTTCAAGAAGTAACTGAGATATTCTAAGAGCTCCATCTCCTTTAATGTAACCAGCACTTGGATATCTAATAACAGGCATTACGAAACCTCACTTCCCCACATCATAATTACAAGATCTGATGTAGCAGGATTAGCTATTATTGCTTCAGATGCTTCCATACTAATACTGAATTGATATGGTATAAAGCCATACGCACCTATTTCTTGACCGTACGCTAAAAACTCAGATGAGGCAATAGCTGTTGCTGCATTTGTAGTGTGGGCAAGAATTATTGTCTGTCCTGATGCTGTGGGATTGCATATATTAATAGTGGATACAGTTGTTTTTGTACCTGCTGGTGCTCTATATATTTCAGTATAGATATCTGCTGAAATTCTTGTAGCAGCAAGTTCTTTAACACTCTCTGCTATACCATCAAATTCACTACCATAAGCACCTGCAGTTATATTACCAGCATCTGTGTCTGTCTTAATTTTTAACATGTCACCAGCAGACATACCTATACCTAATTTAAGTACGGATGTTAAGGTAGTATCAAGGTCATATTGATATGTAACATATTCAGAGTCTTCGGGAGTTGCAGTTTGTGTAACAGCAAGAGAGAAATCTCCAGGGGAATCTACAATATTATTTACAACTATAGATCTAACAAAATTGCTCTTACTGGTTGCACAAGTGCATACTGTATACCAAGTATTAGTAGCAGCTAAATATGTATTACCTAATCTTTTGTTGTTTATAGCCATTCTATCTCCTATTATTTTTATTTAAAATTATTTCTCACTACAACAATACTTTCTCCACTAATTGTTATATATAGCCATATTCGGCTATATTTTTTTGGTAAATACTTAGTAAGAACTAAATGTCCTAAACTTGTTGTTGTAAAATATATATCAATTTTTTTATCAGATGGATATTTACCTAGAATAATATTTTGTTCATAATATCCTTTATCGTAATCAATATTTCTCGTTTGATACCAGTCAATCCAATGTATAGTTTGATAAGCACTTTCTAATATGATATCTTGTTTGGATAATTTTCTACCAAGACTACAATTAGTTGTTAAAAAAACAGTAATTATCATTATTAATATAAATAGTCTTTTCATAATTATAGATTTAACATTTCATTAGTAAATAAATAAGAATTCTCTGGTTGGTTAACACCATTTTCTATATTATTGATAAATATATTTCCTGTTCCATTATTTAGCCAAAGAATCCCATAATTTTGAAGGATATTACTAGAAATGTTATTATTATCACTATTCAAAAAATGCATTGTAATATCCTTTGTAGAATCTGAGTTTACCATATCTATAGTATTGTTTCCTATATTTTTATTACCATAAGTCTCAATTAATATTCCTTTATGAAGACCTGTGTTATTATCATTATCTATTCTGATAGTATTTCCTGATAGAGTTCCCAAACCTGGACTATTATGGTGAATTCCTATAACTGTTCCGCTTGAACTTATATTCACATCAACACTATTGTTGGATAAAACAAGTCCAGATAGACAATTAACAAGATATATACAAATTGTATTTGAAGTTGTATTAGTATGTCTAACTTCAATTGAATTATTAGTTAACACAATACCAGGTTTTGATGTTGCTGCTGCTGGTGGCATTATTACCCATAAATTAGCTACTGCAGTATTATCTGTAACTGATTTACACACATTTCCATCTATTGTACAATTAGTAATAATAGTACCAGAATTACCATAAATAGCACTTTGTGTATAGTTCAAAAACTTATTATTTATAATAGTATTAATATTCTGTTTTCCTTCAATTGCAAGACAAAGTGCTCCATTTGCATCAACTTCATTATCTTCAACAATTAAATTATAAATTCTACTTGTACGTAAATGACAGTTTAAAAATTTACAATTTTTTACAGTAAGATTTATATAATATCCACTAGTAAATATTCCTCCACTAAAATACACTCCACCAGTACTATTATAAGTTGCTCTTTTAAAATACATATCATCCAAGATTATATTAAATGATGTGGTACTTATTGCTCCTAAAATTAGATATTTACAGCTATCAGTATCTCCATAAATTTGGAAAGATGATAGATATATAACTTTATCACTAAAGTTATGCATATTAAATGCATTATCATTATCATTGCACACTACAATAGAACTGTCTTGCCCAGATCCTGTTATTCTTATACTCTTATCTGTTGGAAACACAACACCATCACTATAATTTGTAACACCAGTTTCATTTGCAAGATCATATGTCCCTTCTTTAAGCACAATGGTACTCCCATCAGGTACATTGTTTATAGCATCCTGGATATATTGAAAATGCCCCACACCAGCAGTTGGATGCACCGTAAAATACGATTTTTCATTCTTGCAATCTCCGTTGGTTGCTGAGGCTGTAGATTGTTGATCATAAACATCAACTGCTTTAACCTCTATATCTATATTTGATCTTCCACCCGCTTGGGCTACCAGTTCAGTAGTTGTTAATCTTTTTGTAACATAAGATCCAAATGTTTCCTGCCAACTCGACCATCCATCTGATTCTACCTGCAACCGATATGTGTATTTCAATACATCAGTTTCAGTATTAGGAGTCCACTCAAATGTCACTCCATCTTCAACTGCCGTAGCAGATAACCCCGTTGGGGCAGATGGAGCTTCATTATGAGTGTTAAATGTTGTTGAGGTTAGTGATTCAGTAAATTTATTTAATGAATACAATTCAAATATGAGATTATTATTAGCAACTGTTGTTCCAGCATCTGCTATGTTCATTTCATATGTATATTTATATTGGGAATCTGCCACAATCTCTGTTCTAAGTAAATCTGAATTGTTGGTTGTGTCTTTGTAGATATTAATTTTATACCCACTCATTGTAACCTGTTGATCAAAAAGAATACCTAATGGATTCCATGCAATAGATACATCTTTACCATCATACAGGTGTCTGCTGCTACTATCTGTGTCATTAGGATCATATCCTTTAATGTACACTCCAGTTGGTGGATTTGGTGCATATAGATCCTTATCAATAAATGATGAACCAAATGCTGGTTGCCCACTTCTATATACAGATCTGCAGAACAGTTTGAAATAATAGGTATGATTTAATCTCAGATTATTATCTATATAAACTACTGAATTTGAACCTGAAGGAATTGTTGTTATGGTACTGTATATACCATCATCAGCATCACTCATCTGAACAACAATATCATAACTATTATCTGATCGTTTAGTAGTAATACTAAATCCTACACCTTGTTTTACATCAGCAATTTGTATATCTACATAGGATATACCTGGTGGTGCTAACGGATTAGGTAAACTGGAGTAGTTTGGTTTATCTATTACAATACTATCTGTTGCTGTATAGACACCTGAGTTATGTTCTATTGCTGAAAATTCAACATCATTTTTGTCAACTCTACTCATATCTATTATTCGGAATGGTTTGACATACGTATCTTCATTTCCTAAAGCAAACATGGAATATGTAGCAGGAGTCCCTTCCCATGTTTTTACAGATAATTCTTGTTGTTCACCAGTTACAGTTATATCTAATGTTGCAGTTATGGTAGTATTTTCTCTATCTACATATTCGATCATAAAAGTTGTAGCTGAATTTGTAGATGTGAAGTTGACATTATCTTCTATTGTGATTGTTTTGCCTGAATAACTATAATCAATAATCCTGCCACCATGACCCCAAGATGGTAATGAGTCCTGTATATTAATTAAATCACCAGCAGTTTGGTGAACTTTATCAATACCACATTTTACTTGTATTTGCTTAATATTAGTAGATACAACTCTTGATTTATGTTTCAGTTCCCTTCCTGCTTTTCTCCTGTTTGTTATACCTTTCAATCCAATAGTTCTTTCGTTTGATTTGTTTAAGGATGAATCAGGTGATTTTGCCAGTATTTGAGTCATATCGAAATTAAACTCATCATCTGTATATTGCCCTATTAACAGATAAGGTATTTCAGATAGTGGTGTGAACGACTCACTAAACTCAGTTGTATCTCCAACTGACAGGACATCATTTACAGTTGAGTCCTTGTCCATGACAAAATTAAACCTACCATTATACCAAGAAACCCACGTTCTAAATGAATCACACATTTCCTTCATCGCTGTTGGTGCTGCCTGTTTACCATCCATAACACCATCGTATGTATGATAATGATCTTTTGTTGTTAGTGTTACAGAAACATCATCCAATCTGAAACTGATATTTTTGTCACATGTAATATTTAATAATAAGGCAGACATCCCACCAACTTTTGATGTTATATTAGTTGTGAATGTACCTGCTGATGTTTTGTCTGATATGCTTCCTAATAATATATGTGCAGCATCAGAAATAGACTGAACTCCAAATATAGCAATGCTTGTAACTTCATATGTTATACTTCCAAATGTTATACTAAATGTATATGTTGATCCTCTTAATAATGGAGTATTAATATTAACTACAAACGTGATAATTCTAGCTTCATCATCTATAGTTGAATTCTCAACTGCAATCATTCTAGATGCTTCATTAAAAGATGCTGTTATATCTGTTTCATCAAATGATATATCCCACAAATCAATCCATACGTCATCCTCTCCACCATCCCAATTTACATAATCATGTGTGGCATTATAGGAGGAATAAGAGGCATGACAATCCTTCATTACTGAAACTAAAGAAGTTGTGTAGATATCATCAGTGGTAACATAATTACCAATACCATATCTTGTATCTGTCATTAAATCATTAACACACAATACTGAATTATCACTAAACTCATCTCTCCAAGAGGATGTATTATTCCAATATGCTTCAGTATGATTAGAATCTACCCATATCTCATTTGTGTCATCCCAAAATACATCCTCAAATGCAACAGTAGTTGCTGCACCAACAGCATCCCTAAGATCAGGTACTGATATTTTCGTACCTCTTAAAATAGTTGTGACATTAGGAGGAGCACCAGATAATTGTTCTGTAGCCTTTATTTTAAATCCAAGTAATGCAGTATTAGGATATATGAAGTTACCATTGACAATTTCAGTTACAGAATTTAAGATTAGCTTATCTTCAATTTCAAATTCATCAGATGTAGCATCAGTTCTTTGTAGCTTTATCATATAGGTCGCTTTCTTACCACCCAATTCAGATAAAGGAACAATAACACTACTCCATACGCCTGTTTTAGTTTTATCTTTTACATATATTTCACCAGATAAAGATGCATCAATAACAGATGATAGTATAAATACATCTCCTGTTTCTACACCTCTGTTTATATCAACTATATAATCCCCAATTTGGATGGTATTCCATACCCCACTAGTAAATGAAACAACATTTGGAAGCATCAAGATATTGCCAAATATATTCATTGGGAAATAACCAATTGCATCAACTAAGCCATCTTCTGTTACTTCATATACTTTATAATATACCCAAGTAGTAGGATCATAAGTAGTGTTAGGTCTAACATTAGTTACTTGAATTATATATGTTGGTCTCTTTATACTATATATATATTCTGATCTTGAACTTTCATAATCATCACATTTAAAATATGATGATGCTGTTATACCTTGTCTTACAGATAAGTAAGGTATTTCAGCATTTGGTATTGTTGATGGTGTTGAAACCTGTACCAATGGTGTATAAGCATCAGGTTCCCACAAAGCATAAGAACCTGCTACTGTCTTCCAATATACTCTATATTTTACTTCATGTTCCTGTATTCCCTCTACTGGATCAGAAGCATCATATAAGGCAGGACATCTTACCTGGACATTGATTTCATCCACAGACTTTGTAGTTGTATAAACTATACCATCTCCTGCTGCACCTATTCCATATGTTATTTCTCTACCATCATCATGCTGAATTCTTGCACCATCAAAATTAGGTATTCTGTTTTGCTCAGATGGATCATAAAAATCAATAGATCCGGTTCCACATAAATTTGTGCCTTTTCTGTACCACCATTCTACATTATCAAAGGATTTAAATGGTTGGTCATCAAGCTTTATTGCGGGGTTTGCATAAGAGGCATTAACCGTGTCTGATGTTGTACATACTGATGTGTTATCATATTCCTGACATATACCATCAATCTCCCCCTCACATAAAGCCAGTAGCATATATAAATAATTATTCTCACCAAGGCTCTCAGTAAACAATGATATAAGATTCCCACCCACCATATGTGTGCCGTATACTATAGGTATTGGGAGATCAGATCTGGCTGTTGTTTTTATACCACTCCAATTATATGTTTGTGTTGTCTTACTGCCACTGTCTGATATAACTGGGAGATCAGGCTGAAATAGTAATTGAGATATGCCTCCTAATACAAGAGAGATACCCATACCAAACATTATTACAGATAGATAACCAATTCCTTCAATTACAGCAAGATTAGATGCACCTATTAAAACAGCACCTATTGCTATAGATAAAAGCCCACCCTCTAAATTAGGTACTATAATAAATTCATCATTAACACAGGCATGAGTTGTATTCCACTTAGGAATAGGGATCATTTCATCATTCAAGTATATAGAAACCTTCTGATTCAAAATAGCTCTATAGATTTCCTCATCCATAGTTTTAGCATACTCACGGATTGTAGGAATAAGCATCTGTGATTCATGTTCTATTACCTTGAACTCAGATTCTGTATCTAATATATTCCTAAATGTTATTTTTGACATAATCTCACCCCGCTATACAAGTGGCTTTTCCAGTATCCTTCAAACTTGTCAACTCTTGATTTTATATTCTCATATATATGAATGAACTTCCCATCCCCTATCCACAGTCCTATAT